GCCGACCGATCCTGGCTATCCGGAATATGGCGGCAGAGGCATCACGGTTTGCGAACAATGGAAGGACTACACGCAATTCTGGCACGACATGGGACCGACCTGGGAGAAGGGATTGTCCATTGATCGAATGGAAGTCAACGGCAATTACGAGCCGAACAACTGCCGCTGGGCGACGGCCAAGCAGCAGGCGAACAATCGGCGGGACAATCAGATCATTCCGACGATCCACGGCCCAATGACAGTCAGCCAAGCATCCCAATACTTCGGGATAAACCGAAGCACGATCATGCGCCGCATGCGTGATGGATGGGACCGGAACCGATTACTCGAACCCGCGCAATTCCATCCGCGCTGGCACAACCAACAGGAGACCACATGAGCGGCCACATTCAACGCGCGCAGCAGCAGTTCCTTTTGATGGGCGGGGCCTACCAGTTCGGCCTCGCCAAGTTGCAGGAGGACGGAGTTCTGTCCGCCGACTACGTTTACCACGAGTATCCGAAGGTCATCCGGCTGTCGCGCGGCACCAAGGAGTTCGAACGTGCCACGGAGACGTGCGACAAGCGGACGATCACCTGGAAGGAGACGAAGGAGGTCTTCGAGGACATCCTGGTAAACTCCGAGGACGAGGAGGAGCGCGTTCTGTCCGGCGGGAAGACATCGACCCAGATGGAGGAAGACCGCCAGGGCCTGATCCAGCGGTGCCGCACCATGGGCATCGCGGCCGATCCGTCCTGGTCCGCGGTTCGGTTGCGGCGGGAACTCGGCGACGCGCTTGATGCGCCGGCACCGGGCGACAACATGGCGAAGCTGGAGGCCGAACTCGCGAACCTCCGCAAGATGGCCGCGATGCAAGCGGAGATCGAGGCGTTGCGGGCGCAGCTTGGCGGACAGCGTGGCGCGGTCCTGGATGCTCCACGTGAAGCGGAGGAGATCGAGGAACTCCGCGCGCAACTGACCGCGCTCGGGGTGCCGTTCCATCACAGGCATGGCGCGGAACGTCTCCGTGACCTGCTGGAAGCCGCGACGGCACCGGAGGGCGTGCGATGAGCGATCACGTCATGACGCCGCTGGAAATCCTGGAACAAGGCCACAAGGAGGCCGAGGCCGCGCTGGCGGCGCTTAAGGAGCAGTGGAAGGCAGACGACGCGGCATTGAAGGCCGAACGCGCCGCCATCCTAGAAGCGCACGCGCAGGGTGCGAGGGACCGCGACGCGGTGCGTAAGCAGATGGGCGGCGCGTCGCTGATCGAGGCGGAGAAGGCAGCCGAGGCAGCCAGGAAGGCGGCGGCGGATGCCGCGGCGGAACGCACACGGCTCGCATCATTGCCAACGCAACCTCCGCCTCGCGCCTCGTCGCTGCCCGTCCAACCGCTCGCCGCGCTTGGGCAGACGGACAAGGCCGACGATAAGCCGGCGACCAAGGCAACCTGATGCCGTTGACGACGCCGCAGGAACAGATCGCCTTTGGCCTTCGCGCCATCGGCGTGCTTGGCGTCGGCCAGACGGCATTGCCGGAGGACTACAGCGATGCCTTCGCGGCGCTAAACGGGATGATAGCCGGGTGGAACGCCAAGCGGTGGCTTGTCTACCATCTGGTGGACGTGTCGGTGCCGACGACGGGGCAGATATCCTACACGGTAGGCCCCGGCGGCGACTTCAACATGGCGCGTCCGACGCGGTTGGAATCGGCCTACATCCGCCAGTTCATCAACAACGCGCCGAACTTCGTGGATTACCCGCTGACCATCCTGCAATCGCGGGAGGACTACAGCAACATCGCGTTGAAGACGCTTGGAACCTGGCCGATCGCCATTTTCTATGACAGCGACTTTCCGCTCGGTTCTGTGTTCCCGTGGCCGGTGCCGTCCGGCGCGCTGTTCGAGTTACATCTGGTCCTGAAAGCTACGCTGCGGCAGTTCGACAGCTACGTGCAGTCGATCAATCTGCCGGAGGAATATACCGAGGCGATTTGGACCAACCTCGCGATCAGGCTTGCCGCGATCTATCCCGGATCGTCATTGCCGGAGGCGACGGTCGGACTGGCGAAGGCATCGCTTGAGACGATCCGTACCGCGAACGCGCAGATACCGCGTATGGAAATGCCAACCGGACTGCAACGGAAGCCCTTATGGAATATCTTCTCAGGGCAAAGTTACTAGAACGAAATGGAGTGACGCGCAATGGCCGATGACACCCTGATCCTGACCGGGCCGACGTTCCAGCAGCAAAAGCCCAATACCATCCTTGTCACGCCCACGGGGGGCAAGCAGGCCAATCTCGCGGACTTGATCAACGGCGGGACGGTCGCTCAGTCTGGAACGATGTCCACTCTCACGGTCGGAACCGTGACGACGACTGGCTTCAACATCAACAGCATCACGAACAACATCACCGCCAGCACGACGCAGACGCTGACCGGCGCCGTGGCGATCAACACTGGCATCGCCGTCGTGACCAAGGTAGGGACGGCCGGCGATGCCGTGAAGCTGCCTTTGGTGCTCGCGACGCCTGGGAATGAGGTCTGGATTTTCAATCAGGGCGCATCGGCGATGGCGATCTTCCCCGGCGAGACGTTGACCTCGATCGATGCTGGCACGACAGCGGCCTCGGTCACGCTCACCAATGCCAAGAACGCGGTATTCATCCAGACCAGCGGCACGACCTGGATCAGCGCGCAGGGCGGCGCCAAGAGCGCGTAAATGACGCGGGTTGCTCTCACGGGTGGTAGTTACGAAGCGCGCAGCGTCATCGCGAGCGCGGTGCGGAGTGTCAATGTATTCGCGGAAAAAAACCCGGCTGATGCCGCTTCGCCGCTGACTTACTATGGCTGTCCTGGTCTGACGCCACTTGCATCGCCGCCGGTCTCGTTCGCCGGTCGCGGCCTGTATTGGGCGAACAACGATACGCTCTATTATGTCTCCGGGCGCGCGGTGTTCGAGGTCTCGCCGACCTGGGCCTTGAGCCAGATCGGGACCATCAACACCGATCGCGGCCGTGTGAGCATGATCGACAACGGCACGACGTTGGTGATTGTCGATGGTAGCCCGTTTGGCTGGCAGATCGATCTGGCGACAAACGCCTTCTCTGGGATAAATTCGTCCACGAATGGACCCGATCCGCCTGTCACCGGCGCCGTGTATGCGTTCTTTGGCGCCGACCGAGTGGACGTCATCGACGGGTTCATTCTCCTGAACCAACCTGGCACGCGGAACTTCTACAGCACCCTGCTAAACGAGGTTAAGTTCGACGCGCTGTTTTTCGCCGCGAAGAACGGTTATTCGGATAATCTTGTGTCTCTCATCGTGATCAAGCGGGAAATCTGGCTGATCGGCGAGCGCACGACTGAAATATGGTTCGATGCCGGGGCGCCAGACTTTCCATTCCAGATCATGCCGGGACCTTTCATCCAGCATGGGTGCATCGCGAAGGCATCCGTCGCGCAAGCCAACGGCTCCGCGTTTTGGTTGTCGCAGGACCAGAATGGACAGGCGATCGTGGTTCGCACGGAAGGCTACGACGCCAAGCGTATCAGCAATTTCGCGCTTGAGAACGCCATGGCGAAATATCCCACCGTCACGGACGCGGAGGGGTTCACGTTTCAGCAGCGCGGTCACACGTTCTATCAGATCAACTTCCCGACCGCTGACCGGTCCTGGCGTTGGGACGAAACGGTGCCGGACCAGTGGCATGAGCCGGTGTGGACCGATACGAACGGCGTTGAGCATCGTCACCGAGCCTCGTGTTCCGCCTTCGCCTATGGGAAGAACGTGGTCGCGGACTGGGAGACAGGCCAACTCTATGCGCTCGATCCGGAGAACCACACCGACGCGGGCGCTCCGATGCACTACAGGCGCGGCTTTCCGCATATGGTGGGAGATGGCAAGCAGGTCATCTATCCCGGCTTCACGTTGGATGTGGAGGCCGCGACGGGTCTCGACACGATTGATCCGCCGGGGCCATTTCCGTTGCTGACAGGGGCGAGCGGGGTCAACGCGGCGCCGTCGATCGACTCATCAAGCGAGGTCGCGTCTTCGTT